ACATTGTTTTCTTCATAAGACCGTATTTCTTACTGTTTCTCATCGTGTGAGCTTCATCCAGTATAATTACATTACCGTTCAATGAGTCCAAACGGCTTTCATCGTTGGCCAGTGCCTGGATAAAGAAAGAACCCTCGATACCAAAATTAGCAGTGATTGAGTGTTCCTGGTTGTTATCCTTGATACGAATGTTCTTGTCATTCCATCGCTCTACATTGAATTTTAAGAATCCAAAGGCTTCCATAGCTTGCTTGACCGAGTTGGCCACGATGTAGCATTTTGAACCGCTGTCTGTGTCTAATATCTGATAAGCAAGAGCGATTGCAGCAGTAAATGAGGTTTTCCCATTCTTCCGAGCCAGCATGATAAGCGCTTCTTTGAACCTGCGCTCGTTTGACCCCTTGTAGTAAAAACCAAACAGGTTCACAACTACAAAATGTTGCCAGGGTTGCAAGAGTAATGGCTTGTTACGGATAGACACCGCAAACATATCATCACCTTGCTGATGGACTATCGTGTTCTCGATAAAGTGAACAACGAAATCAACGATATCCTCATCCATTTCAAACTCTGGATTGTCAAGATCACGAATGAACCTTTCAGCAGCAAGAATGTTTTCCTCGCAATGTTCCTCTCTGTGAGATATGACATGCTGAGCATACTCTTTCGCTTTATCAAGATTGCCCATTGCCAGTCACTCGCTTCTTTTTGATTTCGTTCTTGAACTTCAGGACCTCAGTAAGAACTGAATCACCTTCTTGTTCTACTACCTCACCGAGCGACTTAGGATTCATCATCAACTGATTAGAGTAGCTGAGGATGTCTTTCCTCAAAATCTCCATCGCTGTCAAGATTGGAACTTTGCGCTCATTTTCAGCACCAGCTTTATTGACGTAGGTGTCTGTTACTGGATAACCCATGTCAGCATAATCTTGAGCAAGTTTCTGATACTGGTAGAGCATTCCTGCAAAAATATCAATGATCATTTCGAACTCTTTACGATAAGTGCCCAAGTCTTTCATCTGCTTGACCACTTTTGACTTAATCGACTTTGCTGTAATTGGTTTAGCCAAAAACTACCTCCTTCCGTCAAAATCGCTTAGTTTTTACCCCCTTTTTGTTTGAAGGCCCCCGACTTGGAAAAAGTTCCCTTCACCGGTACCCTACTGGCCAAAATGATTTTTCAAAAAGAGGGGGGACTAAAAATTTTCATTTTTCATTTTTGAAAAAATTTAAAAATTCTTTTTTTCTTTTTTTCTGCCAATACAATCCTTGATTGATTACTCTATCGTTCACTCTATCGTGAAACGTATTGTGTTTCTTATTCGTCAACGGCAAACAATTCCATTCAACGAATTCAAGTTCAGGATATTCAGATACAGGAAAGATATGGTGAACCATTTCTGCTTGAACAGAAATTCCGTAACGCAAACTTTCTTGACAAAGATAATCATGCTTACGCATTATCCTATCACGGAACTTCTCCCACTTCTTAGATCTCAAGGATGGTCTGATAGGTTTGTTATACATCTCAAACCTCCTTTCTCAATGCTAAAAGGGACAGGCCTTTGACCTATACCATCTCATACAAGAAATCTATGCTACCATAATAAACTCTTTTTCGTGAGACTTCAAGATGCCTTTTGTCTCATTCTTAAAAATTATTCAGGATGGTCTGGTAGGTTAAAACGTTTTGAAGTAAACTCTAAAACTCCAGGATCTGTACTTGTGGTTATTTCTGATTCTGGGATTATAGAGATTTTTGTTGTAGAATCTTCAACTATTTCTTTTTCCCAATCTACAAGGATGAATGTACGAGCTGGTCCGAACTCGCTTGGAATGACATTGTACCCAATTATTTTGAAATTTATTTCCGGATTGTTTTTTATATCTTTGTTTAGTTTATCAACTGCTCTAGATTCAAACAACATATCGCAATATTCTTTAATCATGTTATACTCCTTTTTCTAGGTTGTTTTATCCCTCACTTTCACATATCTTATATTTTGTTAAACTCCCCTTGATTCTCAAATCCTTACAGTTCCTAGCTTTTCATGCCTTTGATTTTTTCACTTTATGCTTAACTCATTATGTGAAAGTAATATCTAAAAAAATTAAATGACAAAGTTCCGTAGTGCGTCATCAAGCTCTGCTTGCTCTATCCCTATGTATCTCAGGGTAATTGCAGGTGATGAGTGATTGAACATTTTCTGCAATGTCCCTACGTCCTTTGTCTTGTTGTAATATTTATAACCAAACGTTTTTCGCATTGTATGTGTTCCAACATTATCAATGCCAAGTTCTTCAGCAGCCTCATGAATAATTTGATAGGCTCTCTCACGAGTGATTGCTTTATTTTTCCCTTGCCTACTCTTGAATAAGAAATGATGAAATGGTTTGTCTTCGACATATCTTCTCATTTCTTTCTTGAGTTCTTTTGTCATCCGTCTTGTTATCTGCTTGCCAGTCTTCCGTTCTCTCAGCTTGATGTGCCATCCCTGGACATCTTTAACTTTCAAGGTAAGTATATCTCCGACTCGCAAACCAGTATTCAGACCTGTGATGAATAACATATAATACATCTCATTCCACTCTCTGAGATAATCTTTCATTGCCTGAATGTCGTCATTATCTTTTATCGGTGATACAAATTCCATATTCTACCTCCTTTCCCAAAACAAAAAGCCAGCATTTGCTGACTCTTGACGATACTTCTGTTGGACAACTTTTCTGACTAGAATTAAGGATGACTCCTAAAGTGTGATATGTGTTTTTGTTTCAGAAGTTCATGCTATCATAATAAACCTTTTTTTGTGAGACTTCAAGATGCCTTTTGTCTCATTCTTGTTTACAACTCACCTTTCAGTATAGCGTACTGTTCTAAGATAATCCTCCTCCTTCTATAAATTGTGGCTTTGCTCATGAATTTCTGTTCCGCTATTTCTTCCCATCTCAGTTGAGGATATCTCCAGCGCAGATTAAAGATTTCCTTATCTTCATCAACTAGATTGATCAAGAGTTTGTTGATAATCCCTTTGAACCCTTCAAGGAATTTTAAGGTTGGATCATCCGCTATTCTGATTGCGATGGTTTCGGTAGGTTTGCTTATTCCTACGCTAGGCCCACTTTGAGCATCTGGATTTCGAGTTTCTAGTTCTAGCCTTCTCAAATCTATTGTACGTTGAACGTTTTGAAATTTGAAAAGTTCTCTGTCTAATGTTTTGAGGTCTTCGTCGCTTAATTTCTTCAATTCCTACCCCCTCGATATCTTCGTGACTGCTTCCACTTGATAATCTTACCTTCGTTATTATTGTTAAAATAATCTGGCAATCTTGCTGTTGGACTTTCTTTATAGACCACTTTTTCAACGACCTGGACTCCAGGCATCATTTCATCATCTATCCACCCAACAAGCCACGCAGGGTTTACATCATAGGTTTTAGCGATCATTTCGATTTGCTTAATGGACGGATATCCACCCCGTTCGTACAAATGAATTGTATTTTGGGAGACACCTGTCTCTTTCGCCATTTGTCCTACAGATAGACATAGATCCTCTCTAAGTTCTTTCAATCTTAGTTGCATCTTGCTCTCCACTTTCTAGTATTAGCCTTTATGAACTCAGCCTGCTCTTGCATCTGCTTCCATTCATAATCCATGATGATTTCAAGTTGATTGTTACAAAGACCTTTTAAGAAATCATTTTGAGCTTCTAGCTTCTCAATATCCTTATAGGCCCTTTCGTACAGTTCATCTTCCAGAAATCTAATGCGCTCTGCCATTGCTTCCTGAATGATGATGTAAGTTGGTTTCTTGTACTCTGCCATTACAATATTACCTCATCCTCCTTTTCAGATACCTCTGATATCTTTATCTCGAACTTGTGACCGTCAATAGCGAACGTCCCGTTACTTCCTAACAAATTCTCATCTTTAATAATTGACTTTGCTGTGTGCAAAACGAGCTGCCCCACTTGAAAAACAAAAGCAAGTTCTTCTAACTCTTTTTCTTCCATCTAAAGTTTCACCTCATTTCCAACTTTCACCGTATCATAAACTTCCTTCGTAACCACGAATACCCCGTAATCACGAATCGTGATTGTATATAGTTTGCCATATCGTCCTTTCTCGACTACTTTACCGAATATCTCTCCTCCTTGATTGTCAGCTTTATAAACGACAATCGGACGCTTTGCTTCTAGTTTTTTAATGTGGATACTCTGCCAAATATTTAATCTGGCAGACAATAAAATCCATATTGCGATAAATCTTTTCATTCTGTTTCCTCCTCAAAATAACTATGAAATTTACTTAAATTGACAATAGCGACCTCTTCGACAAAATGTTTTTCGATATCAAAGTATGGATCATTTTTCTCAAACTCTTTCTTTATAGCTTTTTCCGCTAGAGAAGGTAAAGCGAATATACTTGCTCCGTTTTTTAAGGCAAGCGCTTGACCGTGTTTATTTACTATTCGATAACCCACATCAAACGGTCTGATTTCCCTTGGGATTTTTATGCGCTTACTTTGATTCTTCATTCCTTCTTCAAGTGTTTGTATCATCACTCAACCTCCTCCACTTCAAATAGTGAACTATTAAACACTTCACCAAAACCAGAATATTCTAGTTCCTTTCGTGTAAATTTTTCGTTGTTTTTCCCATTGTTAAAAAAGTGGAATCCAGTTTCTGTTTGATTTAGATAATCATCTGTATTTTTTAACTTGACTTTATATTTTGGCTCTTTCTCGGCCTCATAGTCAGTCAACCACGCTCGAGCGAAAAGTTCTTGGTTGTTTTTGTCATTAAGCCATTTCTTCACGAATTCGCTTTTTTTAGCGTAGAGATGAATTGTGTTACTATCTAGTGCATCACGCAAACTAAAATTTTTTAAAAGTTGGCATTCGAAAATCCAGTCATCCATAAAATTAGGTAGAAGCACTTTATTCAATTCTTGTCGAATCTTATCAGCATCTTTCAATTGTTCGCCAACCCATGCTCCCTCACTTTTTCCTTGCTCGTAACCACTGCGATATTTCATTAAACCATAGTCGCTTCCTAATTCTTTGAGGATGTCATTGAGCCATCTTGTCTGGGTCGTTGGATCAAACCCTTTAATTCGACCAACAACATCCTTTAATTTGAATGGCAACGGTTCTGGCTCGTCCAAAGACCGCAAGTCTTTCAAAACTAAATCAACCGAGGTCATTTTTTTCTTGCTAGCTTTAAATTTTTCATATCGTTCAATTAGTCCCTGTATGTTCATTCTCAAACTCCTTGCTTTCAATTTTTCTAATATCAACAACGTCTTCAAGATGTTCTCTTGAACACCACTTGTTTTTTATACACTCTCTAATGAAATTGTTTTTATAAAAACAATGTTCTATGTAAGCAATTGGAAATAATAAGGCAATAAATGGCGCACACACAAGTAGAGACAAATAAATTGCTACTCTTCCAAATTTTGAATCAGCAATATACTCGTAAAACTCAATAGGCCCGTTTATTTTTCGCAAGTGCCTGATAAAAATAATATAATTTTTTCTTTTCATCCTTCACACCTCCTACGCTGATTTTTGTACTAATTTCGTTTGTTTCATCCATTCCTTGGCTATGTCCCAGACTTCAGCTGGTACATCTTGGTTATACTTGCCACGAAATTGGGCTATCTTCCCCTGCCTTACTTCGAGTGTGTAAAGAGGTTTTTTAGGTTGATTTGACAGGCGGACAAACACTATTAAGGTATTACCTTTAAAATGCTTATCTGTGTATGAGCTTACGCAATGATGTAGTTTCTTGCCCTCATAGATCAGCTCAGCCACTTTTCTAGGAACATGAAATGCGTATCCATTGATTGTCTTATCCATTCCTTCTCTAAGTTTAAA